ACATCATGGGGTGATCTAAACTATACCAAAGGCAACGATTACATTGTACGTCATGGCGAGGGCGACTACGGCGCAGTAAAGAAAGATATCTTTCAACAAACATACGACACAACAAATGAGTAAACAACAATACAACCTAAACACAAAGACAGACTATCTAAATCGCAAGATGTTTCTTGATCCAGCAGGTCCGGTGACCATCCAACGTTTTGAAGAAGTAAAATACAAAAAGATTGCTGACTTCGAAGCAACTGCACGTGGTTTCTTTTGGCAACCTGAAGAGATCAGTCTTACCAAAGACTCGAACGATTTTAAAGAAGCCAGCGATGCTGTCAAACATATCTTCACTAGTAACCTGCTACGTCAAACAGCACTAGATAGTTTACAAGGCCGCGGTCCAAGCCAGATCTTTATGCCTGTTATCAGCTTGCCTGAACTAGAAGCATTGGTCTATAACTGGACATTCTTTGAAACCAATATTCATAGCAAGTCATATAGTCATATCATCCGCAACATCTACAACGTGCCCAAAGATGTGTTCAATACCATTCACGACACCAAAGAGATTGTGGACATGGCATCCAGTGTTGGCAACTACTACGAAGCACTGCACATTATCAACTGCCGTAAACAGATGGGTGAAACCATTCCAGAGAAAGAATATATCCGAGCAATCTGGATGGCCCTGCATGCTTCATATGCACTAGAAGCATTCCGCTTTATGGTATCGTTCGCCACAAGCCTAGCTATGGTAGAGAACAAGATCTTTATGGGCAATGGAAACATCATTCAATTGATCCTACAAGACGAACTGCTACACAAAGGTTGGACTGCATATTTGATCAACCAAGTGGTCAAAGAAGACAGCCGCTTTGCAGAAGCCAAACAAGAATGTGAAGCAGAAGTATATGCACTATATCTAGATGTTATCCGTGAAGAAAAAGAATGGGCTGACTATTTGTTTAACAAAGGTCCCGTGATTGGACTCAATGCCAACATTCTCAAAGACTTTGTGGACTACACAGCAGTCAGCGCACTTAAAGAAATCGGAATTAAATATCAACAAGCTGCTCCAAGATCAACTCCAATTCCTTGGTTCAACAAACACGTTGATACCAGCAAAAAGCAAACAGCTCTGCAAGAAAGCGAAAGCACCAATTATGTCATAGGTGTGATGAGCGAAAATCTTGACTACGATGCTCTTCCGGCTATATAATGAATCATGTATAAAGCACAGTTCAAAAGAAGCAATCCCTACGAATCTTGGACCACCATAGGACACTATGGCAACGAGCAATCTGCCATAGCCGCAGCACTGAGTTACAAAAACAAAGGCATGCTACTGGTCAGAGTCACAGACAAGAACGGCGGTATTGTATACACAGGTTAATAAAGGAAACAAAATGAACCCAGTTATTATATGGAGCAAGTATAATTGCCCCTATTGTGATCAGGCCAAAGCCCTGCTAACACAAAGAGGTATTAAATACGAAGAACGTAAGATCGGAGACGGTTACAGCAAAGAAGAGCTTTTAGAAGCTGTGCCTAATGCTAGAACAGTGCCACAGATTATTATCAATGGTAATGCAATTGGTGGATTTACAGAATTAAAAAAATACATTGACGACACCGGATTCAACGGTACCGGATACTAAAATAGGAAAAATAGAATGTTAATTGACAAAGGTGTTGCAGCAGGAGAAGTTATTACATTTAAGCTAACCAGCGGAGAAGAGCTGGTAGCTAAATTGGTAGAAGATGGAGCAACCTACTACAAACTAAAAAATCCACAGGTTATCGGTATGGGACCAAAAGGCCCAGGATTGATGCCCTATTTGTTTACTGTGGACCCCGACAAAGAGATCAAATTGTTAAAAACAACAGTAACAGTAGCAGAAGCCACAGACAAAGCATTTGCTGATCAATTTATACAGTCAACCACAGGGATTGCACTAGCATAAATATCAGTTTAAGGAATTAGTATGGCCGCCGGCGATCCAATTGACTATAGTGCATATTACGGAAGAATAGCAACAGCATTAGAAACCCTTGCTACTAATTCAACTGACATTAAAAACTCGTTGACTAGCATAAACACTCATCTGTCTACAGTAGCAACGAATACAACTACCATCTCAACAAATAGCACGACTATGACAACCCTTGCCACAGGCACAGGTATTCATATAGTTAGTCCGTATGAATGGTTGGGTTATGCAAGTTTATATAAGTTATATGTAGAAGATACTGGCGCCATAGGGATAAGCAAGCTGTCAGAATACAAGGATAAAATAAAGTCCTTGCCTACAATATTTTAAACTATGGCTACTACCCCAACCCCACAGTCAACCACTCCCGGCGCGGGATCGACTAGTGCCGGTGGACACTTCTTAATACCGCATAATCACGCAGCTGGAACACTAAGTCGTCAAGAACCCCTATATAATCCCTTTAATGTTTTTGCCAATGGTGTTGAAATTGCTCTGTATGATGCAGCCACAACACCGGGAACATTCACAGCTACCACTGTGCCCAAGGTCACTGTGACAGCAGCTGTGCAGAACGTAGAAGGTGATGACGATAATACCGCGGGCAAAGCTCAAGCTGATCAATTTCTCGCAGAAGGCAGAATCACTGCTGAAGAACACAAGACTATTACTACAACTCCGACTCCTAAAACAGATGGTGTAGGTCCTGGTGCGCCGGTTCAAGGGCGGGACGCTGCGGCAGTTACCGGCGACATAAGTTTTGCCACTGTTCTAACACCCAACGGCACCACACTAGGTACAATGATAAAGGCAGTTACCTTTCCTAGAACCATTCCTCAACTAGCACAATGCGCACCTTCAGTCAGCGGCCCAAGTGCAGTGGTCAATAATCTAGCGGCACTGGCATTAAATGTTTGGGAACCTATCAAGGCCAAATATCCAAACGCAACTATAACTAATAGTTTTAGGCACAACGATCCTAAAAGTCAACACGGCACCGGTCAGGCCATGGACCTGCAGTTTAGAGGAGTAGGCGCACACAGTTATTTTGATATTGCTGTATGGATTAGTAAAAACATTCCCTACGATCAACTGCTGTTGGAATATCTACCAAACAAGACAGTGTGGATACACATAAGTTATGCAATTCCAGGACTGCCGAATGGCGGCAAGAAAACACCGTCTCAAAATAAATTAGCAACATTAAATGGTGCAGCAGGCGGAAAATTTACACCAAATTTACACTCCGATATTATTGTTGGTGCAATATCTAACAGAGTGGTGGCAGCATAACATGAAAAAATTATTTTGGAAAATACTAGGGTTTCTTAGCCTAGGCATGGCCTATATTGGATTAATCACTCCCGGCATACCCTACAGTATATTTGTGGTGTTTGCCGCATACTGTTTTGCCAAAGGGTCGCCTACCATGCATGCCTGGTTATACAATCACAAAATATTCGGCCCATTCTTAACCAATTGGAATGAGCGCAGGGTATTCCCTACTAAGATGAAATACTTTATGTTGGCCATGATGAGCAGCAGTTTGATAATCATGTGGTTGACAAATGTGCCTACTCGTGGTATACTATACACAGCAGCCTTTATGTGCTTGGTGGCAATTTGGGCCTGGAGATGGCCCGGAAGTGTAGAAGCATATGAAAAACGCATTATAGAAGGTAAAAAAGTTGGTTGGTTTAATAATCAATTTTAATCACACACACAGATAAACATTTTTAACACAAGGAAAAAAGTAAAATGGTAACAGGAAAAGTAAAATGGTTTAACGACGCCAAAGGTTTTGGATTCATTACTCCGGACGATGGTGGCGCAGACTTATTTGCTCACTTTTCACAGATTAATTCGAGTGGCTTCAAGAGCCTACAAGAAGGACAAAGTGTAAGGTTTGAAGTGACTCAGGGGCAGAAAGGCCAGCAGGCCAGCAATATTCAGCCTGCTTAAGGAATTGTTGTAACCCCTTCAAAGTGAAGGCATTCTGGACGTGGGTTCGACTCCCACCTGGTCCACCAAAAGCATACTAAAGTGACGCTGGGGAAGAGTGATAGTCAGCGGTAAATAAATCTTCCAAGTATGCTTCTGAGGGGCCAGACATGGTTTCGACAGGGTGAGATAGTGGAGAAGGCAACACAGTAGGCGATGACTGTAAATCAAGCAAAACTCGTAAATGCAAACGCAGATACATTTGACTTCAGCGCAATGAGCTTTACTGGTAACACCGTTCGCGGTGCTGCTAATGAAAGCAGATTTGCCCTAGCTGCCTAAAAAACAGCGGTCCGAGGTAGTTATACCTTGTAATCAAAAATAGCAGAACCCGCTTCGGCGGGTTTCTTTTTGATATTAATTTTTCCTATAATCGTCATTGAAATAATTATTGGACGAATCTATTAAAAAGGTTGATTTCCAAGTTAAATACTATTATAATAGTATATCAGTATAAACACTGAAGAGTTAGTTTTCAACACACACAAGGAGAAGATATGAAAACAGTTGGCGATAAATTAGCCCCATTTACAGTCACAGGCGTTAAGCCAGGACAACCAGAAGATGCGTTCTTTGACATCACAGATGAGAGTTTCCCAGGCAAGTGGAAAGTAATCGTTTACTATCCAAAGGACTTTACATTTGTATGCCCTACAGAAATCGTAGCCTACGACAAATTAGCAGGTGACTTCGCCGATCGCGATGCTGTATTGCTCACAGGTTCAACAGACAACGAGTTCTGTAAAGTTAGCTGGCAAAATGCTCACGCTGATTTGAAGAAGATCACTCACACACAGTTCGCTGACACACAGCGTGGCGAGTTGAGTTTGATTGAACAGTTGGGAGTATTCTATGCTCCAGCAGGCGCCGCACTTCGTGCCACGTTCATTGTTGACCCAAACAACGAGATCCAGCACGTTACTGTGAACAACTTGAACGTTGGTCGTAGCCCAGAAGAAACACTTCGTGTATTGGATGCGTTACAAACTGGTGAACTCTGTGCATGTAACCGCACAGTTGGCGGCGAGACTCTGTAATGTTTAAACTTCAACGAGGCATTGACACACTGCGACAGCCTGATCGTAATCCTAGATGTTATGAAATGACAGAACAAGAACGATTGGATCGTATTCGTGAATGGAACAATCGTAATGTTTGGAACACTCCAGAGCTCGCTGAAGATGATAACTTAAACTTTTATCAAGGAG